ACTGCTGGAGGTGTAGGTGCATTATTTCAAGTAGAAGACATTGGACCTGGTAGTGTAACAGAAATTGTAATTGATGATAAAGGTACTGGTTATGAAGTTGGTGATAGTTTGGTATTTACAAACACAGGTACAGGTGGTAACAATGCAGCTGGTTTTGTAAAAATTATAAACGGTGGTATTGCAGACCAAAATAATAGTACAGACGCAGCTACAGGTGTTGAAGACAGATTAGTTTTAGAAGACGCTACAACACAAGGTGACCAATATTCTGGTAATGTGTTAATGCAAGAAAAATTTACAGACTTACAAACAATAGAAGAAATATTTTTAACAAATAAAGGTGGTCAATATACATCATTACCAACTGTTACAGTTACATCATCATCAGGTTCAGGTGCGATATTAAAAGCATATGGTGATGAAATAGGAAAAATTGAAAGATTGAAAACAGTATCTTTAGGTGTTAGTTATGAAACAGCACCCACACCTCCAACTTTAGGTTTCTTTAACAATATGATAGTTACAAGTGTAGTTGGAACATTTGTATCAGGTGATACTGTTACGGGTGGCACATCATCAGCAACAGGTACAATTGATAGTTTTGATAGTGATAGAGGATTATTAAGAATTAAATCAGTATCAGGTACTTTTGCAATAGATGAAACATTAACATCATCTACTAGTGGTACTTGTACAATTAAAAAATTAGATGTTGCAACAGCAACAGTAAATGTTGTATCAGTTGCTGATACTGACGGTGCATTTATTAGTGAAAGAGGAAAAGTTTCAGAAACAACAATGAGAATACAAGATAGTTTATACTATCAAGATTATTCTTATGTTATTAAAGTAGGCCGTTCAATCTCACAATGGCGAGACGCATTTAAAAAAACAATGCACACAGCAGGTTTTTATTTTACAGGTCAAGTTGACATTGAATCAAGAATTACAGTAACAGCAGGTGGTCCTGTTCAAGGTGTAACTTCAGGTAGTGAAGAACAACCGTTCTTGTCAATTGTAAATACTTTATTTCAAACTGTATTTGGTAGAAGATTAGGAACATCAACAGACGGCACAACATTAAGAACAACACCAAAAGTAGGTGTTAATCCGGATGCTGGTGACGCCTTTGCAGACCCATTTACAGCAAATACAAGAGACTTGACACTATCTGAAAGTTTAGGTATTAATTATTTAAGTAGGCCTAGAAATATAATAACCGATGGCTCAGGCACAGAACATAATGTTAAAAGTGGATATGCATATGGAGGACCTAGATATAGTTCTCTTAACAAATACGCAAATACAATGTTTGGTACATCAAATGCTGGTTCATATGCAAACACATTTCAAAATTTAAGTGCTTTAAAAATTACAGGTACTAAGACAGCTTTAGATGGTACAAATGCAATTTTCTTGTTGACATCTAACGCTATTGGTAGAACACTTAAAATGAATTATGCATTTCCAACAACAACGGCAATTAGTCAAGACTTGTTTAGTAATACATTGACTAAATTTGATAGTGATACATTAACTTTTGATGATTCAACACCATAGAATTAGTATAAATAGTGTAGAGAGATAAAGAAATATGGCAAAACAAATAATTTCCAGAGGAACAGTAGCAAATGACGGAACGGGTGATAATCTCCGTGACGGTGCTGGTAAAATAAACGATAATTTTGATGAGATTTATACGGCCATTGGTGATGGTTCTACCATTGATGGAACATTTAAAATTGCTGATGATTCATCAACTGTATTAACTGTATCTGCTAACGGCGAAACCGTTAGAGTTTTAGGTGGTACAGGTATTACAACAACATTGTCTAGTAATGATTTAACAATTGCTGCTGATACATCTTCTTTAATTACTGCTGATGGTACGGCCACTTTAACAAATAAAACTATAAATGGTCCTGATAATACAATTACAAATATTGCTAATTCATCTTTATCGAATTCATCTATTACATTAAGAGACGCAAGTTCTACAACTGATACACTATCACTTGGTGATACATTTAATATTTTAGGTACTACAAACGAGATTGAAACTGCTGTAACAAATAATACAGTAACTATTGGTTTACCAAATAATGTAACTATTGGCAATAACTTAACAGTAACAGGAAACTTAACAGTTTCGGGTACTACCACAACTGTTGACTCAACTACGGTAAGTATTCAAAATGCTTTTGTATTTGAAGGAGCAACAGCAGATGATTTTGAAACAACTCTTACAACTGTTGACCCGACAGCAGATAGAACAATTAGTTTACCTAATGCAACAGGTACAATTGTATTACAAGACACTACAGATACTTTAACAAATAAAACTATCGCAGCTGGTTCAAATACAATATCTGGTTTAACAAACTCAAATTTATCGGGTAGTGCGGCTATTTCAAATGCAAACTTAGCTAATTCATCAATCACTTTAGGTGATGACTCAATTAGTTTAGGTGGTACACAAACTACTGTAACAAATTTAAGTTTAGACGGTGCAACAGGAACAATTGACTTAACAAGTTCAGGTAATAAAATAAGATTTAACTTTGCAACAGATGGTGATTTTCCAACTGCTTCAACTTATGAAGGAATGTATGCTTGGGATGTTGCTGATAGTTTACCTTATGTCGCTGATGATGGTGGTTGGGTAAAAATTCTAACTGAAAATGCCTCAGTAGGCGATTTATCAAATGTTAATATTTCGGGTGTAGCAGATGATTATATTTTAGCTTGGTCATCAGCACAAGGAAGATTTAATGTAGAACCACAAAAAATTAATTCAGCTGTTGAAATTGATGTAACTAATAGTGGTTCTAGTGCTTACTTATTTAACAGCCATTACTCAGGTAACAATCCTACTCTTTACTTAGAAGGTGGTAAAACTTATGCATTAAACTTATCAGTATCAGGTCACCCATTTCATTTACAAACAGTTTCAGGTGCTTATAGTTCAGGTAATGCATACACAACAGGTTTAACTCATCATGCAGCTGACGGTACAGTAACAACAGGTGCAAGTGCATTATTAAAAGAGTCTGGTACTTTGTACATAGATGTACCATCTGGTTCTGATACTACAATCTATTATGCTTGTCAGTATCACTCTAGTATGGCAGGTTCAATAATTTTACAAGACGATACAGCTTCTAGCGCTTCGGCTGGATTTGCTATAGCTATGTCTGTTGCGTTATAATAAATATGGAAAAAGGAATAAAAAATGGCACAAAACTTTAGAAGATATACAAGCAACGCTGTTGGCACATCGCCTGCTACTTTGTTTACTGCTAATTCTTATGACACAGTTATAGGTATTTCAGTATCAAATATTACAAGTTCAGCGATTAATGTAGATGTTTATATTAATGACGGCTCTAATGATATCTACTTAGTAAAGGATGCTCCGATTACGGCTGGAGGTGCTTTACAAGTGGTAGACGGTGGCGCTAAATTTGTTGTTGAAAGTGGAGACGCTTTAAAAGTGGTTTCAGATACAGCAAGTTCAGCAGATGTTTGGGTATCAACAGTTGATGATATATCAACATAAGAGGAAAATAAATGGCATATATTGGTAATACACCAGCGTTACAATACATAACTTTTGCTAAGCAGACATTTACTGCTGATAGCTCAACGGTTGCGTTTACTTTAGATAATTCTGTAGCAAACGAAAACGAGTTAGAGGTATTTGTAAACAATGTTCGTCAAGAGCCTGGTTCAGGTAAGGCATATACAGCCTCTGGAACAACTTTAACCATGTCAGAAGCTCCTACTACGGGAGATGATTTTTATTGTATTTACCAAGGTAAGGCAACTCAAACAGTTACACCTGGTGCTAGCACAGTTACAAATGCTATGTTGGCAGGTTCAATAGATTTAACATCTAAAGTTACCGGTGCTTTACCAGTTGCTAATGGTGGAACAAACTTAACATCTGGTTTTGCAAATGGAATTACAATGGCAGACCAATGGAGACTTACAACAAGTTTTGCCATCACTAGTCAATCTGATACTTTTGTTACTTCTAATTTAGAACAAGTAGATACTTCTGGTCAAGGAACTCTTGGAAGTGCTATGACAGAAAGTTCTGGAGTATTTACATTTCCTGAAACTGGTATTTATTTAGTTTCAACTATTGCTCAATTTTATATACCTGATGATGCAAGGTGGATACAAGCTTCAATCTATGTTACAACAAATAATTCATCATATACTCAAGTTTCTGGTAATTATGGTTTTACTCAAATAACACAAAGTAGTAATACATATATAGCAGTTCCAACTTCAACATATGTAGATGTAACAGATACATCAAATGTTAAGGTTAAATTTGCTTATGCTAGAGTAGATCCTAATAGTGTCAATGTTACTGGAGATTCAAATATAAATCAAACTCATTACACATTTATTAGACTAGGAGATACATAAAATGGATATTAATGGTAGACCAAATCACATAGAAGATTATTTAGTTTCATTACATACTGGACAATGGTTTGGTTGGAGTGATGTTAAAAATAAAATTTATGCTAATTTAATTATATTAGATGACAGTAAAACAAAACCTACTGAACAAGAATGTATTGATGGTTTAGCTCAATTACAATCTGATTTTGATACAGCACAAACAAACAAAGAAACTAAAAAAGCATCTGGCAAACAAAAACTTTTAGACTTAGGTTTAACCGAAGAAGAAGTGAAGGCACTAACAGGAGTTTAATAAATGGCAATAAGTAAAATACCAAGTGCAGGAATATCAAACGCAGTTAATTTTAAAAACATCATCATCAATGGTGACATGAGCATAGCACAAAGAGGAACTTCTACTACCAGTATATCTTCAGGAGCTACTTATCATACAGTAGATAGATGGAATACACAATTAGTTTCTGCTGGAACTTGGACACAATCACAGGAAACAGATGTACCAACTGGTCAAGGTTTTGCTAAATCTTTAAAAATGGATTGCACAACTGCTAATGGTAGTTTATCAGCTACAAGTTATCTTGTTGTACAAGGTAGATTTGAAGGTCAAAATTTACAATATTTAAAAAAAGGAACTGCCAATGCTCAAAGTCTAACTTTATCATTTTGGGTTAAATCAAATAAAACAGGAACCTATGCAGCTGAAATAAGAGATACTGACAATTCTAGGCATATCTCTAAAACATATACTATTAACTCAGCAGATACTTGGGAAAAGAAAACAATAACTTATGCTGGAGATACTACAGGTGCTTTTGATAATGACAATGCTCAAAGTTTAAGATTACTTTTTTGGTTAGTTGCAGGAACAGATTATTCATCTGGAACATTAGCAACTTCTTGGCAATCACAAACTCATACAGGTGACGCAGTAGGTAATGTTAATCTTGCAGATAGCACAGATAACGAATGGTACATTACAGGAGTACAATTAGAAGCTGGAACATCAGCTTCGGACTTTGAGTTCTTGCCACATGATGTAAATAAAAGAAGATGTTTAAGATATTACACACAAGTAACAGCAAACCATTATTTTGCTGGAGCTAGAGCCAATGGTCCAGAGGGTATTATAGGTGGAAGATTTTATACATCAGTTCCTTTAAGAGCTGGACCAACTATTGATGCTGGAACTTATCAATATTATTTTGGTGATGCTGGTAATGGTGCAGTTTCTAGTTCAACGACAGCAATTGAATATCAAAGAGATGATACAGGATTAACTTTTAGATTAAATAGTGCTTTATCTGGTTTGGTGGATAATGAACCAGTAATTTTGGGAACAACCTCAACAATAGGATTTGATTCAGAATTATGATTACAAATGTTTATAACATAAGAGATGATTTAACTAATGAAATAGTTGGTTACAAAATGGTTTTAAATAATGGTAAAGAATATGGTGTACCA